CCATCACTCTGTTGAGTTTGAGAAGTTCCTGCACCAGCAGCTTGGCAAGGACATGGCAGAGGCAGAGGATACAATCAACAGTTCAATCATTGATCTTGTGTGGCAGATATTTGACATGGAGGAGGATGAAGTCAATAGGTTCATTGAATACATCAATAATTTTGATGACCATTTGAAAAAAGAAGCTTAGATTTGCATCGGCTTAGGCCACCGAATTACGACCTCGGTTTAAATAGAAACAAATGAAAAATATTAAAGCCTCATCCGGTAAGTACCTGTCAGCCTATGTTTCGGCTGGTCGTAGCAGGGAAAACTGGATGAGGTTTTTCTTTTTATGAAAACTTCAAGAGATTCAATGGTAATCTATCGCAGCTTTTATGATGCCATAAAGGAACTGCCTGAGAAAAATCAATTAGAGATTTTAAAGCAAATATTTGAATTTGGACTTGATGGAATTGAGTCTGAATTAACTGGATTATCCAAGACTATTTGGATTCTAATTAAGCCAAATTTAGAGGCTAATAGGACTAAGTGGGAAAGCGGATGCAAAGCTAAACAGAAGCAAAAGCGAAGCAAAACAGAAGCTAAACCGAAGCAAGAACGAAGCGAAACGGAAGCTAATGTATATGTAGATGTAGATGTAGATGAAAATGAGGATGTAAATGTTGATGTAAATGATACTATAAAAAATAAAAAAGGAAAATTTGATTTTTCAGCTTATGGTCAATTGACAGATTTGGTACAAAGGTTTGTTGCTTACAGAAAAGAAATAAAGAAGCCTTATAAGTCTCAAGATAGCATTGATACTTTCGTGAAAAACCTACAAGAACTTTCCGGAAATAATATCTTGGTTGCTGACTCTATAATTAATCAATCGATTGGAAACGGATGGCAAGGTATTTTTCACATACAAAACAAAAAAGAGGCAAGCACGGATGTTCCGGCGGAAAATGCCTCCTACAAGCCTCCTCATCAGAAAGGAGTTGATTTCTCAAACTGCATACCTAAATCAAGACAATAATGGAATTTCAAAATGAAGAAGTAGAAAGGCAAGTCCTATCAGCCATGATGCTTTATGATGAGGAAAGATTAGAAGCTTTCAACATCCTGCCATCAGTAGAGGTTTTTCAAGTAGAGAAAAACAAGACAATAGCCAAGGCTATCCAAGCCCAACATGATGCCGGAGAGCCAATCAATTTGGAGACTATTGCGCTAACCCTAAAAAAGTCAAACCTCATCAATGAGGCAGGGGGAGTAAAGTATCTTTCAAGTGTTTTCACAAGCCTCAAGAATCCTGGATACATTGAAATTCATTGCAGGATACTTGTTGAACAGTACCTGAAAATGAAAACCTATTTCATTGCTCAGGACTTGCTTGCTGGATCAACTTCAGATGCCATTGATATTTTTGAACACCTTGCTAAAATTCAACTTCAATCTGATAACCTACTTGCCTCGACAATCAACCAAACCGAAGAGAATTTTCAGAAGGCATTAATTGAAACTTCGGACAGTTGGTTCAATCGGGCAGAAGGAACAATCGGAGGCTTTTCAACCGGAATAGAATCACTGGATAAACTTTGCGGAGGATTTAACCCTGGTGAACTTACAATTGTTGGGGCAAGACCCGGGCAAGGAAAAACTGCACTTGTGGTGAGCATCATGCGGAACTTAGCTAAGCAGGGAATTCCATGCGGAATGTTTAGCCTTGAGATGACCAAATCAGAGTTAATCCAAAGGCTTGCGAGTCAGGAGTCAGAAGTTTATGCTTTTAAAATCAAGCAGAATGAACTTAATAACTTAGATAAGGATTCACTCAAGAGAGCCGTTGATCGCATGTCAAACTGGAACTTGAAAATAAGTGAGGATGGTTACATGAACATAAGGAAGCTTAGAACCAAGGCAACCATGTGGAAGAATAAGTTTGGTGTAAAAATTATCTTTCTTGACTACCTACAACTTATGGAATCGGTAAATCCTAAAGAGACTAACCGAGTAAACATAATCGGAGAGATTTCAAGAGGTCTGAAGCTGCTTGCTAAGGAACTTCAGATTCCAGTCATAGCCTTAAGCCAATTAGCCAGGAGAGTTGATGAAAGACAAGACAAGATGCCGATGATGTCCGACCTTCGGGAATCAGGAAGCATTGAACAGGATGCAGATGTTATTTGGATGATGCTTAGGCCTGAATATTATTATGAAGCCACCAGCACCACCAAAATAGGAGAAAGAGAATACCCGAATGAAAATTTATGTATCATTGACCAAGTAAAGATGAGATCAGGCTCAACCGGAATCAAACCTTTATATTTCGATGGCCCATTAATGCGACTCAGGAACTATGAATAACATAAGCATCAGCCAAGTGCCTTCTATGTGGGAAGGCATTGCAACCTATGAGAATGATTTGTTTTACTTCCAACCCAAACAGCAGATGACAGTCCAAGACATCAGATTCTTCCTGAATCGCAAGTGCAAGCAACTTAGAGCAAAACTTGAGGCCAACCTTACTCCTGGATACCAATCTCGTTGGCAGAACCAACTTGACCTCTATGAGTCAATTCTAAAACACTTACCTTTGCAGTAAACAAGTTAAAGCTATGCCATTGAAAAAAGGATATTCAGCTAAGACCATTAGCAAGAACATAAAGACAGAAATGAAGTCCGGCAAGCCTCAGAAACAAGCCGTAGCAATTGCTCTCTCTGTGGCTAAGAAGGCCAAGAAAGCATCTAAAAAGAAAATGTAATAATGACCCATGCAAGTAGTATCTATAACCAACATTAAACCAAATCCGAGCAATCCAAGACTTATTAAAGACGATAAGTTTAAGAAGCTTGTGCAATCACTAAAAGACTTTCCTGAAATGGCTAATGTCAGGCCTATTGTGGTCAATCAGGACATGGTTATCCTTGGCGGTAACATGCGCTTTAAGGCCATGAAAGAAGCCAAGTGGAAAGAGATACCTGTTGAGGTAGTTGATTGGGATGAGGCCAAGCAAAGAGAGTTTATCATCAAAGACAATGTAGGCTTTGGTGAGTGGGATTGGGATGACCTTGCTAACAATTGGGATGCAGAAGAACTTGATAAGTGGGGCTTAGATGTTCCACAATTTGAGGCAGAGCAATTAGAAGCTGAAGAGGATAATTATGAGATGCCTGATGAAGTTCAGACTGACATTGTTTTAGGTGATTTGTTTGAGATAGGTGACCATCGTTTGCTTTGTGGGGATTCAACGGATAGTGACCAAGTAGCAAAATTGATGAATGGGGAGAATGCAGACATGGTATTTACTGACCCACCTTACGGAATAAAAGTAGTTCAAGGTAATAAAGTTGGTGGCGATAAAGGTTTCGGAAGTGTTGGTGGAGTTAAAATTGTAAAATCAAAAATTTATTCTGAAATTATTGGGGATGACACTACCGATACTGCAAGAGAGTTCTATAATACCTGCGTATCTCTTGGTATGGAAAACTTTATTATTTGGGGAGGTAATTACTTTACTGACTTTTTAAGCCCGTCTATGTGTTGGATTATTTGGGACAAAGAGAACACGGGTAACTTTGCAGATGTTGAAATGGCTTGGACTTCTTTTGAAAAAGGAGCAAAGCTCTACAAGTGGCAGTGGAATGGAATGATTCGGAAGGGTCATAAAAACATAGAAGGAAAAACAAGAGTTCACCCAACACAAAAACCAGTTGGTTTATTTGGTGATATATTTAATGATTTTAAATTTATAATTTGTTTTGATGGCTTTTTAGGTTCAGGCTCAACAATGGTCGCAGCACATCAACTTAAACGCAAATGCTACGGAATGGAACTTGATACAAAATACTGCCAGGTTATCATTGACAGGATGCTTAAATTAGACCCTACATTGCAAATAAAAAGGAACGGTCAGCCATATCTGACTGAAGGTACTTTACAGCCAAATTACACCGATGCCCAATCCGCAGAATGTTGAGCCATATAAATGGAAAAAAGGCCAATCGGGAAACCCAAAAGGCCAGCCAAGAAAGCTCCCTGAGTTAAGGGATTTGCTTGCTAATGTACTTGGTGATGAGAAGGATGGTAAATCAGCAGCAGAAGCCATCCTGATGGCTCTGAGGGCCAAAGCCACTAAAGGTGATGTAAGGGCAGCAGAGTTACTCTTGGACAGGGCTTATGGAAAGGCAAAGCAAGACATAGACATTCAGGCCAACATTGCCACAGTCATCAGGCCAACTGCAATAAGCAAGAAAGGCAATGACACAGCTTGACCTGTCAGATGCTAACTTATGGCAGCCTAAGTATCTTGATGCAGTAACTGAGCCAAAGACCTATAATATTCTTTGGGGTGGGGCAGGAAGTGGCAAGAGTCAGACAATGATTCAGCTGTTGCTTGCTGAGATATGTGACCATAAGGCCAATCAGTTTCAGACTTACTTTGTCATCCGCAAAGTTGCCAGCACTCTGAGAAACTCAGTCTTTGCTGACTTTCAGAACAAGATAACTGAATGGGGCTTGAATAAGCTTTGTAGAGTTAAGACTGGTTACTTAGAGATTCAGTCAGGAGGCAACAAGATTGTTTTCTTGGGCTGTGATGATCCTGAAAAACTGAAGTCACTAAGCCAAGCCAAATACATTTGGATTGAGGAGGCCACAGAATTAACTCTTGAGGACTTCACTCAAATCACTTTGAGACTTCGGGGCAAATCAGAGCATCCAAAGAGATTCTTCTTGACCTTTAATCCGGTTTCAGACAGTCACTGGATTAAAAAGAGGTTCTTTGATGATGTGCCTCCTAAGGAAGCAAATGAAGTGCTAAGGATGCATGGCACTTACCTTGATGCTCTTGACTTCTTAGATGACCAATACCCAATCAGGATGGAGGCATTAAGGGCAGTAAGTCAGACTTACTACGAGGTCTATGCCTTAGGGCAATGGGGAGTTTGGGATAGGGAGAGCTTATTCGTAACAAGCTTCGACTACAGTCATCATGTCTATGGTGGATTTATCAAAGCATCACCTAACCATGACCTTTACCTATCATTTGACTTTAATGTGACAAACACATGTGTAG